AGTAAACGCCGTGATCCAATGGGTTGTCTTGCCTATGGCGGCTTTTGTGTGGATAATTTATCAGCGTCAAAGTGATCACCACACTGACATTGCTGTGCTCAAAGCGCAGCATGAAGGAACTAAATTAGCGCATGATCGTGAACTTAAAGAAATGAAAGAGACCATCAAGGCCATATTCATGAAGCTTGATACGATTGAGCAAGCACTGAGAAAATAAATGTGTGTGCTGGCCCTCATAATATTGGGCTATGCACCTGATGTGGGTTTTTATAGAGCCTGCTTCTATGACTGCAATATGAGGGATCGGAACCGCTATGATTTTGTACGCAGGATACCAATCCAATCATCTTGTGATGCGACGCTAAGGTTCGTGTAATGCCTATCCTTGAAAGCATAGCCGCCGCGTCTGCCGCCTACGAAGTCATCAAGACCGCCATTAACCAAGGCCGTGAAGGTGCTGGTATTATTGGTGCTGTCGGTAAGTTCTTGAATGCTGAAGAAGATGTAAAAGAAGCACTTCAGAAAAAGAAGAACAGCCCGTTGACCGCTATAGCTGGCGGCGAAGAAGGTGACTGGGAAGAGTTCCAAGCATTAGAAAAGCTGCGTGAGCAACGCAAAGAGCTAGAGAATTATATCCGCGAGACAAGACCAGGGCAGTGGGATCGCTGGCAGCAATGGCAAGCTGAAGCTAGAAGGCAACGCGCTGCCGCCAAAAAAGCTGCGGCCTTGCGGCGCGAAGAAATGCTTGAACAGATACAAGTTGCAACGGGAATAATCTTGGCCATTACCACTGTTGTGGTGAGCATATATTATTTAGGCGTCTACATGGAAAAGTGGTGAAATACGTTGTTTTGGACAAAAACGGTAAAATCGTTATAATCACGTCAAGCAAACCTATAGCGGAGTTTTACAATGAGCGAATACGATCTAAACGGAAACGGAAAGATAGACCCAGACGAGCGCGAAATAATGCTCGAGGATCGTCGGCGTAAGATGGAAGATGCGGATGCCAAACGAGATGCACAGAGGCGCATGACTTGGTTTGCGCTGTCTGGCATGTTGGCCTACCCTTTCGCTATTCTGATGGCCTCTCTGATGGGCTACAGTGACGCTGCGGGATTGATTGCAGACATAGCCACGGTGTATGTTGTCGCTGCCTCTGGTGTGGTGGCTGCTTACTTTGGCTTCAATGCAATGGAGGCTACGAAATGATACAGGCATTAATAGGCCCATTAACTGAGTTAGCGGGTGGTTGGCTCAAAGGCAAGGCAGATGCACAAGCTGCGGCTGCTAATCTAAAGCTAGTCGAGGCAGAAGCCAAGGCAACTATAATGAAATCGGCAGCAACATCTGAGGCTGATTGGGAACGCATCATGGCGCAAGGCTCGCAGAACAGTTGGAAAGATGAATGGCTAACAATTTTGTTCAGTATTCCATTATGTCTCAGCTTCATGGGAGAGTGGGGCCGCAAGATAACTGAGGATGGCTTCGCTGCATTGGAAAGTATGCCTGACTGGTATCAGTACACACTGGGTGTGATCGTTGCTGCGTCTTTCGGCATTCGGTCTGCCACTAAATTCTTTGGGGGGAAAAAGTAATGGCCAAAGACCCAAGATTAGAACGCGCTGGCGTATCTGGCTTCAATAAGCCAAAGCGCACGCCAAGCCACAAAACAAAGTCTCACGTTGTTGTTGCTAAAGAGGGCGATCAGGTAAAGACGATCCGCTTTGGTCAACAAGGTGTCAAAGGTTCGCCAGAAGGCACGGCCAGAAATAAAGCATTCAAAGCCAGACACGCCAAGAATATTGCTAAAGGCAAAATGTCTGCGGCATATTGGGCTGCAAAGGAGAAATGGTAGTGCCTAAAGGATTATACGCAAACATCCACGCGAAGCGTAAACGGATCGCCGAAGGCTCTGGCGAGAAGATGCGCAAAGTTGGCTCCAAAGGTGCGCCAACAAGTAAGGCTTTTAAGGCGGCAGCTAAAACCGCAAAAGGTAAGAAAAAATGAGCGAGGCAATGAAGAAGCTGCAGGAGCGATGCGGTGTTACGGCTGACGGTGCGTTCGGGCCAAATACGGCACGCGCCATTGCAAAGCACTATGACCTATCGCCAAACCGTGCAGCGCACCTACTTGGCCAAGCGTCACATGAAAGCGCAGGGTTTACCATCACCAAGGAAAACCTGTATTACAGCACTCCTGAGCGCATACAGGCAATCTGGCCATCACGATTTGAGACGATTGCCGACGCAGAGCCATATGCAAAAAACCCACAGGCATTGGCTGACAAGGTTTACGGCGGTCGCGGTGGTAATAATGGCGAAGGTTATAAGTGGCGCGGTCGCGGATTTATCCAGTTGACCTTTAGAGATAGTTACCGATCCTTTGCGTCTGACATGCGTGTGCCAGAGGTGATGGACGATCCATCATTGGTGGAAACAGAATACGCTTTTGAGAGCGCATATTGGTTCTTTGATAAAAACGGATTATTTCGGATGGCAGACAATGGCATCGGAACTGACAACATCAAGGCAATCACTAAGCGTGTGAATGGCGGTTATCATGGATTGGATGATCGAATTGCGCAGACGCAAAAGATTTATGGCTGGTTGAGCGCATAATCTGAATGAAAAAGTCGCACATTGACGTTGGACGGGCGGGTGAGTTTTTAGTAATGTCCCGCCTGTCCGCACTGGGGTACTACGCTGTACACTCTGACAGTTACTCCGATGACATATGGGTGAAGCTGCAAGATGGATCGCTGCGAACAATACAAGTCAAGACCGTGTCAGAATATAAAAAACGCGGCCCGATCAGTGGGCAAAAATACATGTTTTGCTGTAAAGGAACCAATGCGGATTTTTATGCCCTCGTTGCACTAGATCAAGAGCGTATCTTATATTACACGCTGCAGCAATTCAGTGCTAAAACGTTGCGCATACATCGTCAAAAATTCACAGAGCAAGCTGAACATGACAGCTTGCTTTTTTGTTTGGATGTGCTTGCGGATACTTTATGATTTGATAAAAAGAACGTCGAGGGGCGTTTCCGCTACAACACATAACCACGGCAGCAAAACATCACGGGGCTGCACGGGCGACTGGTTGGACGCACGCTAAAAACTGAGTTACAGCCTGATGATCTTTAACTCGCGCCGCTCACGACTTACCGTTGTCTTCTGCTATCTATATTTCACTGCAGCATTCCCCATACTGGAAGTCACAGCAGTCGCAATAAATAACACGCGCCGAGATTTCCTCAGAATATGGGCATGGGTGCTTTTCTTGCTTTCCCTTGCACTTGTCCTCTGTATGGAGTTCAAGGCAGTTTTCGCAGTATTTTTCTTCATAAGTTGTCATCATTCTTCTCCTTAATGTTGCGGCCCCTCACGAATTTTCTATCCTTTCCTTGGCAATGTTGAAATAATCGTCATCCAATTCAATACCAATGAATTTACGGTTTAGGTTCTTAGCTGCAACGCCAGTTGTGCCGCTACCCATTGTGAAATCTAAGACTGCTTCGCCTTCATTTGTGTAAGTTTTGATTAGGTATTCCATCAGGGCTATTGGCTTTTGTGTCGGATGCCAAACTCTACCCTCGCTCTCTGCAGTTTTGAAATAAAATACATCTGTAGGATAACGCTCACCATCACTCCTCACATGTTTGGGCTTGAAGTCACCATAACTTCCAGAAAGCTGATCCTTCCTTACTCCCTTATCGTAAGGCTGCCCTAGTGTCATTTGTGGATTGTAAGTAGGCTGCTTTCTGTAAAAGACGCAAATATCTTCATGCTTACGCAATGGCTGCTTTTTTGCATTAAGAAAATTCGTTGACTTTGACTTTTCCCAAACCCAGCAATACTTAAACATCTTCACATTCGACATAATCAAAGCAGACGTAAACGGCTGGCTTGCTGTCATCACAATCGCACCATTCTTTTTCGTTACCCGCTTCAACTGTTCCCACATCGGCTCAAATGGAATAACGCTGTCCCATTTGCATTGCGTGGTGCCATAAGGTGGATCGGCCAACACCATGTCAACAGACCCATCTGGGATCAGCTTCATCGCCTCTAAGCAATCGCCGTGGATAAGGTTGATTTTGTTCATCATTCTTCCTCACGCTAAGAACACCCCATAGACAAAAGCCGACAGGCCAATGCCAATCGCAAACATGGCAAGTCCAAATATTTGCACTCTGATTGATGCCAGACGCTCGATTTCCTCAACGTCCTTCACCGTGTCGATCATGTGCTGCCGCAGCCGAGCGTGACGATCTAGTAGTCCGTCGTAATCGCGCTGCAAGATTTCCAGTTGATCTTTTGTGTTGTCCATCTTAATCTCCATTGTGCAAGGTCTCCTTAACCTCATCTTTTTACTGAAAGGAATGGCGTTAAAATTGTGTTGTGATTAGCACGGCCTTGCGCATCACCGCCTACCCAATCCATACCGAACGATCCAATCCTTTACGGCCTGTCGAGATATTCCCAATTCACGCGAAATTGCAGTCTGCGACATGCCCTCTTGAAGCATTTGAGATATCAGACGTGCCTTGCGCGGCATTTCTTTTTCAGGAAACTCTTTCAGCCCTTCCTGCGCCAAGACCCGTGCCACTGCATATTTTGATATATCCAATTTCTCAATGATCTTATTCAGTGATTGACCTGCCTTAAACCTTAGCACAATCTGCGCACGCTGTTGAACCGTGACATCTTTAGCCTCGCGTCCGCCGTTCTGCGTTTTTTGCGTTGGAATATCCGCACCCCAAGTCTTTGCCGCACGCTCGTTTTCTATCTGCGCAAACTTAGGCATGTACTTTGCAATGATACTTTCATTTTTAGGCGTAAACTTGTTTATCATGGGTCACCTATTTTTTCTTGCGAAGGTTTTGGCGCGGCAATTTGTATTTCTCAATGTCGCTTTCAACAGCTTCAAACTTCATGAACAAGGCATCTGCAATCTGGCCAGTTGACAGGCCAAACATGATTAGCTTGTTTATCGTGCAAGTGCGCTGCGGCACTGCCACTGATCCATTCTTGTCACGCTTTGCCGCAGATATCTTTGCGCGCTCTTGGGCCTTCTTTGAGTGAACCAAGTCACCCTCACGCGGCGTGATTGCCTTATTCTTGAATGCGTCCTGCTCTGCTTTCATTTTCATCAGCATGCCAATGTCATCCTCTGTTGGCGCACGGTTATACATGCGAGCAAAAGTTTCAGGGATATTAATCATTCTTCGGTCCAAGGTGACGCTCCAACAAATCAAGAAGTGTTAGCATTTCATCTGTGTCATGGTATCGCGTTGATCCAGACGCTTTCTGATCCATGCGCATGATTTCTAGCTTTCGCCGCATACGCTTAGTTATCTTATGAACCGCATCGGTCTTGGACGCATCCATGAGCGTTGCGGGTTCTAGGTTCCACTTAGCCATCGTCTGACATTCTCCCTGTGATGATTTCCTCAATTTCAACGATTGACTGATTCAAACGCTGAATGTCCATCTGCAGATACGCGATGTCGGTTGATATTGAGCTGTTACGAACGCCTTTCGGCATCTGCGAGATTTCCGCTTCCTTGGAAGCTTTACTGCGTTCCATGTCTGCCTTGATTGAGTTTAGTGCTTCAATGCTTAGGTAATCGTTCATTGTTCTTCCCTTTTTACGTTAAATTACGGCGCGATACTCTCCATCAATCGCCTTGACTAATTTCACCGCCGATAGCTGAATATCCTGCGATGTCGATCCACGAATCTAAATGCTTCGCATTCCCCTTGATCCGCGCAACTTTCAACAGAACCATCATGGCGCACACGTCATGCTGCGTAATGCTCACGCCCAAGTATGCTGACCACATAGCCGCAATTGTGCCAAAGCTATCCTCTGCCCCGCCGTGCGTTGCCGCACGGTCATTGGTGATGATGTTCTTTGCTGTGTCTAATATATCTTGTCGTTTCAAAACGGTGGCTCCTCATTTGGTGTTGATGGCTTCCAGATGACCTGAACGCCATGCATTTGATATATGAAATCAGTTAGAATTGATGACCACATTGTGAACCTCATCCAATCGACGCAGACGCTTGAACGCTTCCTCTGCCAGTTCGCTGACATTTTTATCTGCGGATATACGGGCGTATATACGTAGCGTATCAACGGCGGCCTCTAACTCAAGAGCGGCTTTGTTGTATTCATCATATTTAAGTTTTGTCATTTTGAGATGCCCCCATTATTTTTAGCTATCCGCTTAGGCTCTTGGCTTTGATCAAAGTAGCCATCCAGCAATACGCCCAAATCTTCCCAGAAAAGTTCTTCATCTTCTGGGCATTGGCTTTTTGCAGCAATTATTGATCTGCATATATTTATAATTGCTGCCATTTGATCTTTGTTAAGAACGATTTTTTCAAAGTCCACTCCGATCATTTCGCGTGCCAAATCTGATATTAATTTTGTTTGCGTCATTTTTTTACCTCATTTGCTATTGACTGATACCATAATAATTGCTAAAAGATACCAAGTCAATACAAAAAATAATCTTGAAAGGAAATAAAATGGCAGAAACAAGAGCGACAGTTATTCGATTGCGTGAAGAAGTACATGCGGCGATGGATGTCCTGAAAGATCGCACCCGAATCAGTAAAAGCGTTCAGGCAGAGGAAGCGATCCGCGAATATTTAGAAAAGCGCGGCATAAATGTAGAAAAACCAAAGGCTGACTGATGGTAAATTCTCGCAATAAAGGTGCAAGTTTCGAGAGAACTATTGCCAACATGTTGCATGATGACCTTGGCTTAAAGGCAAAGCGGGACATAGAACAGTATCGCGCAGCAGACCATGGTGACATAATAACCGACAACGAAAGTTGGCCGTATGTAATTGAATGCAAACGTTACGGCGGTAAGCATTTCACCTTTCAAATGGATTGGTGGCGGCAAGTTGAAAAGGCAGCTAATGCCGCAGGAAAAGAACCCGTGCTTATCTATAAGTACGACAGACAGCCTATCACAGTCGTGATGCGCCTCGCACACATCATGGGTGATGGCGCAGAGCATGGCGAACTTGTCCGCATGGATTGGGAAGCCTTCACATACATCGCAAGGGAGAATTGGGATGATACGACTAACGCATGAAGATGTGCAACATAGGCTGAATGAAATCAGCGCTCAAATCCAATCGCTGTACGATGAGCAAGAATACCTGATCGGCATTCAAGACGCATTTAAGAAGGTGAAAGAGGAGTGCATAAAGTACGAAAAGCACTTGGATAAAAACAGGGAAACTCACAAAACAGAAGTTGACCACATTAGCGCTTTTACCGATCAAAACAGCATCATTGAATACTTAAACATACGAAATTGTCTGAAAGACATAATATTTAAGATGTCGCCGTTTAGAACAATGAACGATCTGATTAGTGCATCTGATGATGAGATTTTGAGCGTTCACGGGATTGGCCAGAAAGCGCTTAGCGAGATTAGACATGCGCAAGAGGAGTTGCGGGAAAAAATCATCAATGGCTGGACTGGCAACGGCTCTTGGGGGCCAGAACAAGAGTTTCTGTATAGGAAGAAAATAAATGAATGAGGTAAGATCAAAAATCACACATAAAGACGTTCTAGCAAAAATGTCTGCATTATCTGGAGAATACAAAGATGCACAAGAGGCATTGCAAAAAGTCCAAGAAATGCTTGCCCCTCTAGTTGAAATTGACAAGCAAGAGGCAAAACTTGCACAGATGTACCAGAAATTAGAGGAGAATTGGGATGAAAAATAAAGACCCAGAAAATAAAACTTACCTTTGGTCACTGCAATGTGTGGCTTCAACAAACATAGGGACATGGACCGCAAGTGAGGAGCCTTATCTTTTTTTTCACATGAACAATATTGAAAGCGCGGGATCGACAAATACTACATACGGGCAAAATGAGGTGTTTGAAATAAACTTTAAAAGCGGCAAAACTATACATGTAGAGGTGCCAGAAAATGTGCGCGTTAAGTTTATCGAGGAAGCTATTAGGTGTATTGGAAGAACAAAATGACACACATTGACTACGAAATGTCCAATGAGGAATATCACGACAAGAAGCTGCATCCGCACATTAGCTCAAGCGACGTGAAGGAAGTGGCCAAGACAAGCACCCTACATTGGGCATTGAAGCAAGCAAGGCCACGCAAAGAAACTCCTGCAATGCTAAAAGGCACATGTATTCATGCGCTGATCTTAGAGCCTGAGAAAGACCTAATCGCAACGTATGATGGCATTCGTCGCGGTAAGGATTGGGATAAAGCTAAGGCTGCAGCGGATAAGGCGGGGAAGATCATCGTCAAACCTGATGAATTAGAAGAATACCAATCCATCGCCAGTGCCGCATTTGAGACATGCCCAGATTTACTTAAATTTGTGCAGCAACCAAACTTTGTGGCAGAGGCAAGCATATTCACAGAATGCGACGTGACGGGCTTGCCGATCAAGGTAAGGCCAGACGGGTTGCTGATGCCAAGGAGAAAGGGCGGCAAAGCAATCGTGCTTGACATAAAGACAACTGTTGACGCAAGCCCAGAGGGATTTCCTCGACAGATCAACAAATACTTGTACAGCGTGCAAGCGGCGTTTTACATGACTACCTTACGCTGTGCTAAAATTCCCTGCGAAAGATTCATATTCGCGGCGATTGACGGTGACACAGGCATCACGGTGTTACACGAATTATCTGAATTGTACCTCAAATACTCTGAAAACAAGATGTATGAGGCAATGCATAAACTTGCGGAAGCTAAAGAAAGCGGCAAGTTTGACACGGGTTGGACGGGCGTTAATACTGTTCACCTACCATCTTGGCTGTCAAGCGACGACAGCCACCCATTCTAAGAAAGGCAAAACCTATGAAAATCACAGATCAAGGCGAAATCTTTAACGACGTAACTGTGCGTTATCCGCGTATCAATAGAACATACCGTTTCGACAGCGTTGAAAAT